GCTCAAGAAATACATATCACTAATTCGAATGGCAAAAAGATCCATCGAAATCATAATTGTCTTGGGCTCGAGGAGGTAAGTTGAGAAATGAGACTTCTCAGACTTCTCAGCTCCTCGGCCAAGACAGCCTGCGTAACTGCAACCATATATAACTACACATATGCAAGTTGACGCGCAGTAAACCCTAAAGCCGCAGTAATACCAGCAGCAGCAATTCCAGAATTAGGATTCTGTCCACGATCAGAATTAGAAGGATCCATTATAAATTCCTGGAATGATGTATGAGCAGAAGAAAGCATTGAATCAAGAGATATATCGGGTAAAGACCCTACAATATATTTAACGTTAGCCAAGTATACGACCAATATTATTAGAAGATTGCGCTCCACGCTCTTGAATATATTGCGTAGCAGCACCACTTGCCATACTAACAAATGCAGCACGTGCAGATGGAGCAATATTAGTGCCAACCTCGGAAAGTAAATTACCTGTAGCTTGTAAAACCGAAGTTGCACTATTAATAGCACTCTGAGTAGCAGTCGGAGTAACTTGTTGAACAGGATCAGACTGAGCTGCAAGAACAGATGCAGCAGAAAGATCATTTTGATCAAAAATTGAAGCAGGCGCACCAACCTGAACTCCACCAGGAGCAGGTAAAGCTTCATAATGAACGAGCGTTTCCGCAGAAATAGGAACTGTTAACACACCTCCAACAGTGGCTCCCTCAATAGCAATCAAAATAGTACACCACTCATTCGCAACTTGAACGCGACCATAACGACCCTCACTAGCTGTGAGACTACCAGGATTGTCACCGACTTTATTTCCACCGCTATCACCACCAGTATCAACATAACGCTGAGCAGTACAATCCAAAAACTTATTTTGGATAACATATGGCGTCTGAGTAAGAGATGATACAGTAATTCGTGTATACCACATACACTCAGACAAATTCGCAAGGTTTTGCGGAAAATCCCAAGTTCCTTTCGTAGTACGAGATGGATACACAGCAATATGAACAAACCCAGTAGCAGACTGGGTTGACAAGGATGATGAAATACGAACACCATGTGCTACTGGTCTATACAAATCATAATTTGTACTAATCGCAGATGATTTAGCACTAACAGTATTACCAGCATAAGAAGCTGGCCAAACCCAACTGTTCACAGTCCCTGGAACAGCCGTAATCATACAACTGGCAACAGAGGGCTGAAAAGCATAACAAGATGCAAAATTATTTGGGAGTGTTGAAAGATTAAAATCATCACTAACCATAACACCGCAACTAGGAGTGGTGTTAGAATCAGGAATCTTCACACCAACAACCCTAGGATCAAATGCATCAATCTGAGACAATTGATACACACTCAAAGGTGTGCCTGTTGCGAAACCGTTCTTCGGCGTAATAACCATTCGCTTAGAACTTTTCGGACGGCCATAGCGGCTAGCCTTCTTACGAGAATAACGCATAGGACCTCCGGCTGGACGCCGGGGATAAACAGCAGACCGACTGTAAGAAGATCGATATGATGTCCCTCGAGCCGATGGCTTGCGTTTCTGATAACGAAACGGGCGACCGTACGTATAAGCCATGAAATCTTGACGGCTTGTGCTTGACTGGGAAAATTGAAGAATGAATCTTCTTCAACCCATTCCACTAAATTCCACAATAAATCTGGAATATTCTAATTCAATGAATGCGCATAAGAGGGCTAGGAGAGAAGGAAAACTAACATAAAACACTACATACGTGCGCAGAACAGGGTTAGGAGAGAAGGAAAACTAACATAAAACACTACATACGTGCGCAGAACAGGGTTAGGAGAGAACAATTCCTAACATAAAGCATACAAAACAAATGACCATAATTGTAATTTACCTACAAAAAATGTCAAAAACACTAACTATACTAGAAGTTTGTATGCTTTTTCCTACCCGGAAGGGTGGGGGTAATACTATACGGAGATATCGCCCCTCCGGGATATCTCCTCCCCACCCTTCACAGCCACTCAACTTGTCTTCATTTATCAATGAGCCAAGAACCAGAAACACCTCGTCGATCATACGGATACTGTTTCACACTCAACAACTATACAAGCGAAGATGAACTGCGATTGCAACAATTACGAGGCGTTCAATTCCTTATCTACGGAAGAGAGAGAGGAGATTCCGGTACTCCTCATCTACAAGGTTACATCCACTACGTCAACAACAAATCTTTCCAAAGCGTCAAAAACGATATACCACGTGCGCATGTCGAAAGACGTCAAGGAACTATCGATCAAGCGGTCGAATACTGCAGGAAAGATCGGGATGTCTTTGAGAAGGGAAAAAAACCAAGAAGTCAGCGTGAGAAAGGCGAAACGTCCAAGCTTGTTTGGAGCGAAATCGTGGCAGCCGCAGAAGCAGGGAACAGAGAATGGATCCGAGACAACCATCCCAGAGTCTACTTTACTCACTACACACGGTGCAGAGAAATCGAAGTACGACAACCAAGCGTATTGGACGGAGATCTTACAAACGAATGGTGGGTTGGATCTACTGGCACAGGCAAGTCAAGATTACTCTGGGAGCGATATCCAGAGCATTTCCACAAACAGCTCAACAAGTGGTGGTGTGGATATAATGGAGAATCTGTCGTCGCCATCGAAGAGTGGTGCCCAAGAAACGAGTGCACAGGATCGCAACTCAAAATTTGGGCGGATCGGTACCCGTTCGCAGCTCAAATCAAAGGAGGGAGCCTCAGAAACATTCGACCAAGTAAATTCATTATACTATCCAACTACACGATTGAAGAATGTTTTCCCAACATACAAGACCAAGAACCAATCAAAAGGAGATTCAAAGTGGTAAAGTTCGCAAGTCTTTAGCCTAGGCTAAGCCGCGCCCGCTCGCAAGCTCGCTATGGCGCTCCCTAGTCGCAACCTCCGCTACGCTTCGGTGCTCCGGTTTAGATTATAACCTAGTTGAATGCGGGGCTTCAGTGTCGAATGCAACTGTAATCAGTCAAATACATATGTTCGTTACCTAATGGTTGAAGTTACCTTCAGGCTGTCTTGGCCGAGGAGCTGAGAAGTCTGAGAAGTCTCATTTCTCAACTTACCTCCTCGAGCCCAAGACAAGTATGAATTCGGAGGATCAAGCTGCCCAAGTCGAATTCCAGATGATGATGTTCTACAAAGAGCAATATGAAGCTACGTTAGCTCAACGCGACGAAGCCTGGCGTGCGATGCAACTAGCAGCAGAAGAAAATGCACGAGTTCAGCATCATCTCCATATTCTGATCAACTCTCGAAATTTTTTACTAGCGGAGAATGAACGTATGCAAGACGAAAACGACGCACTTCGTGCAGACAACCATGCCAACATGATATGGATTAGAGATTTGCTTAGATTGCCAGCGGTAGATCTAATTACTAATGAGACACTCGATTAAATACTGCTACGCCGTACCACACGACAAACTCAATAAAAACGACTACGCTACAACTAACAAACTACAACACATACATTTACATGGAATAAACAAAAAAACACGTCGAATCAAACAGACAACGTCATCACAACAAAAAAAGTTGATAAAATAGATATATGTGATGTATCGTACATTTCTTAAAGCTATTACACACGAGAGCAAAGTCGCTAGCAACGACCTTTTATCGCTCAAGAAATACATATCACTAATTCGAATGGCAAAAAGATCCATCGAAATCATAATTGTCTTGGGCTCGAGGAGGTAAGTTGAGAAATGAGACTTCTCAGACTTCTCAGCTCCTCGGCCA